GGTAGACTGTAGGCATGGCGATCACGAATGGCTATTGCACGCTGGAGCAGGTGAAGGCCGCGCTCCGCATCACGGATAGCGTCGATAACACTCTCCTCGAGGGGGCCGTAGAGTCCGCCTCGCGTCTAATCGACGGCTACGCGATGCGGAACTTCTACCAGAGCGGCACCGTCACGCGGTACTTCTCCGCCGACTCGAGCCTGTACGTCCAGATCGACGATCTCGCCGGGACCGCGATCACGGTCGAGTCGGACAACTCGGCGGACGGGACGTGGATCACCTGGGCGGCGACGGATTACCAGCTCGAGCCGCTGAACGGCACTCTCGACGGGATCGGCTGGGCGTATGATCGGATCCGCGCCGTCGGCGATTACGTCTTCCCGACGGGGAACGCTTTCTACGATGCTGGCGAAGCACTCGTCCGCATCACGGGCATCTATGGGTGGCCGAGCGTGCCGAAGGCTATCGAGGTCGCGACGATCATTCAGGCGACGCGGATCTTCAAGCGGTACGACTCGCCGCTCGGCGTTGCCGGCTTTGGCGATTTCGGCGCTGTTCGCGTGTCGCGATTCCTTGATCCTGACGTGGAGCAGCTCGTCCACCCGTATAGGAAGATGCGGAACCTGTTCTGATGGCTACGGTGTCGGAGGTGAAGCAGGCGATCGCGTCGACGCTCGGGACGATCACGGGCCTCAGGACGTACGCGCGGCAGCCGGATAACGTGAACGTTCCGATGGCTTTCCCGAGTCTCCGGTCGATCGAGTATCACGGCTCGATGGGTAACGGCCTCGTCACGCAGAACTATGACATCACCGTGATCGTTGGCCGCGCTTCCGAGCGGAGCGCCGAGAACCTGCTCGATACTTACATGGCTTACGGGTCGGGCTCGGTGCGATACGCGCTCGAGTCGGATCGCACGCTCGGCGGGACCGTACAGACGAGCCTCGTCGAGTCGGCAGGGAACATTCAGACAATCGACGCGAACGACACGACCTACCTGGCCGTGGATTTCCGGTTCGTGGCGCAGACTAGGGGTTGATCGTGGCGAAGAAGTTCATCATCGTCGACGGCTTCATCGTGGCCGGTAAGGGCGGCGGCGAAGTCATCACGGAGAAGGATGTCGACCGAATCGATATCCTGCTGGAGTCAGGGCGTGTGATCCCTGCGAAGGCGAATACGTCCTCTACAATGAAGGACGCAACCGAAAGTCCGAAGGAGGACTGACATGGCAAAGCTCGTCCTCACGGACGCCAACATCGTACTCGGCGGTACAGACGTCAGCTCGTACGTCGCTGCTGTCACGGTTACCTCGAGCGCGGCAGAGGTCGAGACGACCGCGTTTGGCGCTGGTGCTGTTACCCGCGTCGGCGGTCTCAAGGATAACTCCGTGACGCTTTCAATCCACAACGACCTGCCCACGATCGAGGGTCTCGTCTATCCTCTGATCGGGTCGACGGCGACCATCGTCATCAAGCCGAACGGCACCGCGACGAGCTCCACGAACAACTCGTACACCGGGACCGTCCTTGTCACCGAGTGGACCAGCGTGAACGGGGCCGTCGGGGAGCTGAATACCGCCGACGTGACGTGGCCCATCTCGGGCGAGTGGACTCGCGGGACCGCGTAGGCTGATCCGGCGCTAGCCGGTTAGGGGGGGAAGATGCAGGTCAAGTTCAAGATCAAGCCGAAGGGCGGCGTCGAAGAGACGATCACGGCCGAGCTCGTCGATGTGATCGCATGGGAAGAGCATTTTCAGCGATCCTCGGCAACGCTCGACGGTGAGGGTGTCTTCGCGAGGGATTTCGTCTGGCTCGCGTGGCACGCCGTGAAGCGGCAGGGGAAGACGACGCTCGAGTTCATGGATTGGGTCGCGACGCTCGATGAGATCGAGGGCGAGCAGGAAGGCCCTTTAGGGCCCTCGGAGAGTCCTCCAGTCATTGGCTGATCGCTGGTCTCGCGTGCGAGACGGGTATCGCGCCGAGTCTGCTACTAGGCGAGTCTGAGCGTATGCTTTGGACGATGCTCGGGTATCTTCGATGGCGCGCGATTCACTCGCAGAGGGCTGAATAGTGGCGACGTATGGAGTCGTCCTCGGCGTCAATGAGACGCTCGCCACGCTGAAGAAGATGGAACCCGAGATGTATAAGCAGTCTCGGAAGGAAGTCGTGAAGACGGCGGACCCGATCATCAAGACGGCGCGTAGCCGGCTAATGGATCAGTCTCCGAAGAACTGGGGCAACTGGCGCGGCGGGTATACGCGCGGAGCCGCGTCGCGTGGTATTCGCCCGCAGTTGCGTCAGGAGCGCGTCACGGGCTTCACGGGTCGGCGCCTGATCTTCCGCGTCGTCCAGAATAACGCTGGCGGCGCGATCTACGATAATGCTGGCTCGCGCGGTAACTACACGACGCCGACGCAGCGCGGCGTGAACTTCGTCGACAAGTTGACGCGCTCGTCCGGGTATCGCGCGCAGCGTTCTCTCTGGCCGGCTGCGGTGAAGCATCGCGACGAGGTTCACGCCGCATTCAAGACAGCCGCGTTCAATATGGAAGACGTCATCAATGAGGAGCTGCGGAGTCGCGGCTACTCGAAGCGTGGCGCTCAGATCATCTCGCGCACAGGGTATGCCTAATCCGCACCGGTACACTATCGGTATGCGGCTCGAGGTGATCGTCTAATGGCTCGCGGTGGCGGCGTTGTCGTCCCGATCATTGCGGACACTAGTGGTCTGCGGAAGGGCGTCCAGGGCGCGTCGAGTACGCTGCGACGCTTTGGCAAGACTGCGGCTCTAGTCGCTGGCGCTGCGGCGCTCGGTGGTCTTGCGAAGACGATCCAGATCGGGACGCGCGAGTTCATGGATCAGCAGAAGGTCGCGGCTCAGACGGGCGCGGTGCTGAAGTCGACGGGAGGCATCGCGAATGTCACGTCGAAGCAGATGGAGAACCTGTCCGAGTCGCTGATGCGGAAGAGCGGTGTCGATGATGAGGCTATCCAGTCGGGCCAGAATCTTCTCCTCACGTTCACGAAGATCAGAAACGAGACTGGCAAGGGCAACGACATCTTCAATCAGGCGACGAAGGCGACGCTCGATCTGAGCGTGGCGATGGGGAAGGATCTGTCGTCGTCTGCGATTCTCGTAGGTAAGGCGCTGAATGATCCCGTGAAGGGTGCGACGGCGTTGAGTCGTGCGGGTGTCCAGTTGACGAAGGGCCAGAAGGATCAGATCCAGGCGTTCGTCGATTCTGGTCGCGTCCTAGAGGCGCAGAAGATCATCCTCGCCGAGTTGACGACGCAGTTCGGTGGGAGTGCCGAGGCGGCCGGGAAGACGCTGCCCGGCCAGCTGAATATCCTGAAGCAGACGTTCAGCAATCTCGCGGGTGATCTCGTGTCGCGGTTCTTGCCGAGCCTGACAGGTGTCGCGCAGAAGCTGACGGATTTCATTGGCGAGTTCGCGGCGGCTCCGACGCTGACGGCGAAGATCAAGCTCGTGGTCGGATCGATTGGTGCGATTACTTGGCGCGGCATCTCGAGTCTGTACGAGTGGTGGACGACGCAGGGCCGTGTCGAACTCCCGGCGCGTGTGGTGCTGACGCCGAGCGGGAAGATGCAGTTCGATCAGTTCTTCCGCGGGATTGAGGCGCAGGCTCGTGATGCTGGTGCGAGAGCATCGAAGGCTTTTAGAGGTCTGTTTTTTGGTCTGTTCTCGAGTGAGGGTCGGAAGCAGGCTGGCGCGACGATCAAGAGCATCGCGAATACGATGGGAGAGGTCGGCCTGTTCGTCTTCCGCGTGACGGGTTTCACGCTTTTCGGCGAGTTCATCGGCGGCTTCTTCCAGGATTCCGCGTCGGCGTTCGCTCAGGGTATTCAGAACATGATCGCTGGCGCGTTCGACAGCATCAAGGCATCTGTGAAGAATCTCGGCGAGAGCGCGAAGGAAGAGTTCATCAAGGCTGTTAGGCGTGGCGGGTCAAATAGCATCAAGAACGTCTTGACGCAGACGGTCCGCGAGGCCGTGCAGAGTGCGCGCGAGACACTCGCAGGCCTCGGCGCTGGACTCGGCGGGACGCTTCAGACGATCCTCGGCGCGACGTTCACGCGGCCGGGCGGGATGAAGCCGGCGGACATTCTCGCCGAGGAGCGCAAGCTCGAGGATGAGCGCCTCGCGCTCGAGGAGAAGCGCCTCACGGAAGCGGCGAACGCGGCCGAGGCTACGGAGGAAGATAAGCTTGCTCTCCGAGAGTTCTATCTGAATAAGGAGAAGACGCTTCGCGATCGCGCGCTCGAGGATGAGATTCAGAATCGGCAGCGCGGGATCAACGATCTCATTGAGTCGTTCAATAAGGGCCTCATCAGCGCGCAGACGTTCGAGCAGAATCTTCGTGGTCTGATCGGCGCGGATCTCGGCACGGAACTCGGCATCGCGTTCGCTGGCGCGTTTGAGCGCGAACTTCAGACGATCGTGAATACGGCGAAGGACATCGCTAGTGTCGTCGGCCAGGGCCAGCCGATCGCGGCGGGTGGTGGTGGAGTGTCGAGCGCGCTGAAGGGTGAGAATGATCGCCGCTTCCGCGAAGCCCTCGATGATTACGAGAAGCGTCGCGCGCAGCGTAGGAAGCAGGCCGAGGATTTCCGGAAGCGCGCCCAGTCGGATGGCGGCTCGAAGATTACCGATGCTGAGGCGCGTGAGATTCGCGAGATCATGGCAAAGTGGGATCGCGACAATCCGAAGCCGAAGCGCGCCGACTTTGGTCTCGCTCTCGGCGGGATTCTGAATAAGCAGGTTTTTACGGCGGCTGAGGCTGGGAAGGAAGCGATCATTCCGCTCGATTCTGGGCGTGGCGCTCGGATGCTGCGGGATGCGCTCGGGACGGGTGGCGGCACGCAGCAGAACATCTACCTGACGGTGAACGCTGGTCTCGGGACGAACCCGGACGAGCTCTCGCGCGTGATCGTCGACTCTATCAAGCGATTCGAGAAGCGCAACGGGAGCGTGTTCCAGTCGCCGATCCTTCCCGTGTCGGCGAATGTGGCGGGGAAGACGACGAGTGATTCGGGCGCGACGAACTTCAACCGCACCGTGACGCTGCGGAAGGGCTAGTCGTGTCGCATTTCACGACGCCGGATACGATCGTCGAGATCGGCTTCGACACGAGTGACGTTGGCGGCCCATTCTTCACGTTCGGCTCGTCGACGGTCGCGGCGGATAATCCGCAGAGCATCTTCGATAATGAGACGTATCGTTTCGGCGGGACGCTGTTCTATGACGTGACGGATTACGTCACGAGTGTGTCGATTGATCGCGGCTTCTCGCGCGAGTTGGATCGGAACCTGACGGGTGGCGCGAACATCACGTTTACGAATCAGACGCGCGCGTTTGATCCGTTCTACACGGCGAGCCCGTTCTATCCGGACATCAAGCCGCGCCGCGCGGTGAAGATTTCCAGCGTTGTCGCTGGCTCGACGGCTGTCCAGTTCACCGGACTCGTCGAGGATTGGAACGTTGATTACAGCGTGAAGGGTGACGCGACGGCGAGCGCCGCTTGTGTTGACGGGTTCATCCTGTTCGGTGGTCAGCAGCTCTCCGCGCATACGGCGACGGCGCAGACAAGCGGGACGCGCATCGGGACGGTCCTCAGCCGCGCCGAGGTTGATTGGCCTTCGACGCTGCGGGATCTTGACACGGGCGCGCAGACACTCCAGGCGGATGTCGTCGAGTCGGGTCGCGAGGTACTCGAGTATCTCCAACTCGTCGCCGCGTCCGAGCCCGGCCTGCTCTTCATGTCGAAAGCGAACGAGGTCACGTTCCGGGATCGGAATCGTGCCGCCGCGATCGGCACCGTCGTCTTCTCGGATGCCGGGACGGCTATCCCATATACGGATATTTCCGTCCAGTACGGCACCGAACTCCTATTCAATCGGATCACGGTAAGCGGTCTCCAGATTGATCCGCAGACGGCCTCTTCGACGGACTCGCAGAACGAGTACGGCATCCAATCCCTCGACCTTGCCGGTCTGCTTTTGCCGACGGGTGCGACGGGAACGGCGGACGCTGCCGCACTCGCGAACTATCTGCTCTCGAAGTATGACGAGCCCGAGCTGCGTTTCGACTCGATGACGGTTCAGCTCGCCGGTATGGCTACGGCGAATCAGGCAGCCGTCCTTGCGCTTGAGATCACGGACATCATCCGCGTCGAGTTCCGGCCGAACGGCATGGGCGATCGTATCGTGAAGGATGTTCAGGTGATCGGCATCCGCCACAACGTTCGGCCCGACCGGCACGAAGTCACGTTCAATCTCGCATCGACCGACACGGCCGCGTTCGTCTTCGGCGCTGGTACGGCTGTTGCGTCGTATCCGTTTAGCCTGTTCGCTGGTGGGACCGTGACGGGCTCACCATTCGGCCTATAGGAAAGGTAAGATAACGCTATGGCGAAGACATACACAGCTGCGGCAACCGCGACCGCGGGCGAGGTCTATACCGCCAGCGCGCATAACGTCATCGTCACCGATGTCAATAACCTCATCGTGCCCCCATTCGTGAAATGCGTTAGGTCTGGCGATCTTTCGTATACAAACACGAGTGACATTGCTTGGAATGCTGAGGCGTACGACACTGACAGCATGCACGATAATGTCACGAACAATACGAGGATAACGCCTACAACCGCAGGCATCTACGTATTCACCTTTTCAGCTTATTTCACGTTCTCTGGAACTTCTACGTACGTCAACATGGCGGTCAAGAAAAATAATGCGGATTTCGTTCAGAGATTCGTAAATGTTTCGCGAACAAGTCTGCATCGCGATCATATTTCGTTCGTCGACGTTGCAAATGGCACGACGGATTACTACACGGCGAATATCGATCTCGGCGGCGGTAGCTCAATTTCCCTCAAAGACAACGTTGGAACGTTTTTTTCGGCCACTTGGATCGGTCAGACTGCCTAATAGTCATGAGTGACGCTGAGATCGAACGCATCTTCCGGAGCCTCGATCGGATCGAGGCGCGTCTGGCGAAGCTTGAGGAGCTCGAGGCGATGCGGAAGGGTCAGGATCGGGCGGCGAGTATGACGCGCGGCACGGTTGCGATGCTGATCGCGGCGATCTCGTGCGCTACGGGTGTCGCGACCGCTATCTTTACTCACGTCATCTAACCCAGGAGGGGAAGACAATGGGCAACATCAGCAATAAGGTGACGGCTGCAACCGCGGCCGCGGCACTCGTGACGATCCTGATCTGGATCGCGAGCCTCGCGGGTGTCGATGTGCCGCTCGAGGTTGCGGGCGCGCTGACGACGATCCTCGTCGCGATCGCGGGTTACGCGGTGACGGATCCGCGCCGCTCGTGATTTCGCGGACGCTGCGCCTCACGAGTCCGCCGATGCGTGGCAATGATGTGAAGGCGGCTCAGGCTACGCTCATCAGTCGCGGGTTTCTCGCCGCGAAGAGCGCGGATGGCGTCTATGGCCCGGTTACGGCGAACGCGGCGAAGGCTGCGAAGTGGACGCTCGGGTATGCCGCGAAGGATGTCACGCTGACGTACGGCCCGCAGCTCGACGCTTACCTCCGCGGGAAGAAGCCGACGCTCGTGATGGCGCAGCGCGCGAAGCTCCGGCAGCGCAAGCCAAGCGAGACGCTCGGCGCGCAGGCTGCGGATGTGATGACGGCGTGGGCTACGGCATTCTGGCACGAGGCTCCCGCCGGATCGAACTACGTTCCGCAGTTGTCGAGCCTTGCGAAGACGCTCGGCGCATCGCCGTACATCTACGGGATGCGCTATCCGTGGTGTGGGATGGGCGTCTTCACGGCTGCGCTGAAGGTCGGCGCAGAGTCTGGCAAGACGGGTATCCGGCAGGGCCTCTGGAATGCGCTCTACACGCCGACGATTCAGCAGATGGCTCGGGATGGCCGGTACGGTCTGCGAGCCGTGAGCGTGCGGAATGGTGGCATCGCGAAGGGCGTCGGCGTCCTTTTTGATTTCAATGGTGGCGGTGTTGATCATGTCGGCATCGCGCTAGGCAAGCCCGGCCAGGTCGTCTTCGCGGCGAATAAGAAGTGGAAGCCGAAGCGGAGCCAGATCGTCACCGTCGAGGCGAACACGAGCCTCGAGGGCGAGAACGGATCCCAGAGTGACGGCGGGTGCGTCGCCGTCCGTATTCGTGATCTGAGCCTGATCCCGACGGCGTTCTCGATCAGCTAGGCAGGATCCTCGCCGCTTGCGGCGTATCATGTGCCGGAACTAGGAGGGAGTGCGTATGAGTCTCGCCGATGAGATCAAGGCTCGGAACAAGCCGCCCGTCCAGGGCTGCGCCGTCTGTCGCGTCCTCGACCAGATGAAGCCCGACGATCAGGCAGATCTCGAGGCGTGCCTCGTGGACGAGTCGATTACGGGCGCCGCGATCGCGAGCATCCTCTCGGAGCATGGCTGGCCGATTCATCCGGATGGGAAGCAGGTCCGGCGGCATCGGAAGGTGTGCGCGTCGTGAGCCTGAAGGATGAGATCAATCGCGCCGAACGCATCCGAGAGCTCGAGGAAGCGTTGCGCCGCACGGAGCGCGCGCTTGCGAAGGCGAAGACCAGGACTGAGGATCTCGTCGCGGCGGTGTATCAGGGCGCGCACGATGCGCTTCTCGTCGCTGGCACGGTCGAGGAGGTTCCGAAGCCTGCGACGCCGCGGAAGGCATCGAAGCGTGACGCCGAGGTTGCGCTTCTGCACTTGACGGATACGCACGTCGGCGCCGTCACGGCCTCGTATGATACGGCGGTTGCGAAGGCTCGGATCGAGAAGACGATCCAGAAGACGATCAGCCTCGCCGAACTCCAGCGCGCCGATCATCCCGTCGACGATTGCGTCCTCATCCTCGGCGGTGACTTGATCGAGCAGACGGGACAGTTCCCCCACCAGGCATGGGCGGTTGATGCGACAACGTTCGAGCAGGTCTTCACGGCCGCGCGCATCATTGAGGAAGCGATCCTCGCGCTTGCGGCGAACTTCTCCACCGTCCGCGTCTACTTGACGCCGGGTAATCATGGTCGCGTCGGGCGCGGCAAGGGCCGCCAGAGTCTCGATTACGAGGCGGACACGAACTGGGATAGGATCGTCGGCAGGATCATCCAGGAGCGCCTCGCCGCCCAGTCTCGCATCGCGTTCGCACCGCTCGAGGGTTGGCATCACATCGTGGAGATCGGCGCGTACAAGGCTATGGCGCATCACGGCGACACGATCAGGAGCTTCGGCGGGAATACGCCCGCGTACGGCATCGTGAAGAAGCACCAGAGCTGGGCGACGTTCATGGGATTCCAGGACGCCTACCTCGGCCACTTCCACACGCCGATGCAACTCAGCATGAGCAACGGCGGCCGGATCTTCGTCACGCCGAGCCTCGTCTCCGATTCGGCCTTCGCGAAGGAGTTCGTCGCCGCGACGAGCCTGCCCGCTCAGAGGCTTCACTTCGTCGATCCTCGGGCGGGCCGCGTCACCGCCGAATACCTCGTCTGGCTCTAGCGGCCCACGATTCGCGAACTCGTGGGCCGCTCTTCTGCGGCGTGGGAAAGTGGCAGGCTACGGCGTGTAGGAAGCGCAGGCTATGCGCGGGCATAAGAAAGGCCCCGCCGCCCGAGAGCGACGGGGCCAGACGAGCGGTGTTTCAGCGAAGGCAGCCGACCTCGACGTTGCCGGCCTCGCGCATGATCTGGTCGACGAGGGCGTCGCCCTTCTCGCGGCAGAGGCGCTTGAGCTGCTCGGCGCCGGCCGGGGTGAGCATCTTGCCCTGCTTCTTGATGTCGCGCTTGAACTGCTGCTCGAGGGAGAGGGCGTGGCGCGTGCTGATCTCGCGGGCGATGAACTCGGCGCCGCGGATCATGCTGTCGCGCATCTGGTCGTCGCCCTCGTAGGAGCCGATCCAGTTGAGGACGGTGGCGAGATCGTCGATGGTGCAGCGGGTGGTGGTCATGGCGGGCTCCTTGTGGGTGGTGGTTGCCATGCACATAAGATAGGGCCTCTCCCCCATCCTGTCAAGTGCATAGACACTATGACGGATAGGCACTACTCGCCGAGCCAGCACGGCTCCGTGTCGAAGCATCCCGAGTAGCGGCCATTCACGTCTGGGCCGCCGCCGCCGGGCTCGCCGAAGAGGCGCTTCCACTCGTCGATCGTGTACGTCTTGCCGTCGTGCTCGTCTCCGGCGAACGCATACGCGGGCCGCGTCTTTTCGCGCGGCTTCTCGCGCTGCACGACCTTCCCCGGCGTCGGCTTGCGGCCGATCTTCCGGCCCTGTCCAGGCGTGACGGGATGCTTCGCGAGCCAATCCTCGCGAGCGCGAGCGAGGGCGCCCGAGACTTGTCTGCCGGCTGGTCCCCATTCGCGGACGATCGCGTAATGCACCTTGTCGGCGGGTTCGCGCTCGCCTCGAGCCCACGAGTACGCGGCCCGCTCGGACGCGCCACCGATCCGCGCGAGATCCTCGATCGTGATGCCATGCTCCGCCATCACGACACGAGCGGGGTTTCTGTAGTCGCCGGCGATCATGCGGACGCTCCGCGCCAGTACGGCATGACGAGCTCGTCGACCTCGGCGCGGAGCTGCTCCGTCTCGCGGACGATCTGCGCGTGGTCCTTCAAGACCACGCCGCTGTAGCGGCCGACCATCACGGGCTTGTCGTCGATGATGTTCTCGACGGCCGTCAGGTACTCGTCGCGCCACGAGCCGTCGCCGGGCATGTTCCCCCCGCCGCGTGCGATGCGGATCAGCAGGTTTCGCCGGAGCTTCTTCTGTCCGATGCTCTTGCGCCTCTTGTTGCTCACGATTCTCTCCTAGTGTGGTGGTGGTGGCCCGGCCGATCCTAGTAGAGTCGGCCGGGCCGTGACGGTCGGGAGGGAGGGCTACCGTCCCTCCAAGTATCGCAGCGGTTCGCTACGCTTCCGGACTGGCCGGCTCGGCGCTGGGCGTGGTGGTCTGCGCCGAGCCGGCCGCGATGATATTCGCGACCGTCTGGTGCGACACGAGGCAGAGGTCGCCGATCGCGCGGAGACTCAACCCGCGCGACTGCGCCTCGACGATCAAGCGGTCGCGCTCGCGACGCTTCTCCGACACGACGAACTCGGCGTCCATCAGATTATCCGCCGCGTCGCGAAGCTGCTCCGCGATCTGCTCCTTGAAGTCCATCACTTCGTCCCCTCCAGATAGTTATGCGCCTTCCACTTCGCGAAGGCCAGGTCGTCCGCTTTGGCGATGCACTCGCCATCGATCCAGATCATGTGATACCCCGCATCGTGCCGCGGATGCCGCACGATCATGCAGCGAAGGCAAGAGCTCGTCCAATAGTCGAACCAGCCCTCGCCGCGGTATGCCCATTCGCGGATCATGCTCCCTCCTCCTCGATCATTCGGATACGTTGGCCGATCCAGTACGCGACCCACGAGACGATGCCATCACCACACGCCGCGTACCGCTTCGAATCGGGAGCCTTCACACCCTCCGGCGCCGTCCAACCATCCGGCCAACCCATCAGGCGCTCGGTCTCAATGCAGGTAAGGCGTCGGATGAAGCTCTTGTGTGCGATCGCTGGCGGCGAACCGCGCTTCAATGTGTGGCCCAGTTCGTCATCCCGAGCGAAGCCCCGATACGATCCGCCGTTCGAGTAGAACGAGATCGCGACGCCGCCATCATCAATCGTAGTGTTGATGCCTTTCGCGTAACGCTTCGTCAGAGTTCCTGCGATGTCTCCGAGCGCGCTCGCTCCGATAGGGCCATCTCCAGGGCCGCCGGCATCGTCCTGCCACGCTGGCCAGCCCGGCGTAAGATCCCCGCTGCCGCTCTCGCAGAGAGCTCGAAACGCGAGTCGGCTTGCGGTTCCAGAATCGATGTCAGAGTCGGCTCGACGGGCTGCAAGGAAGACTCTCCGGCGTGCTTGCGCCACGCCGAAGAATCTGGCATCGAGGATGCGCCAGCCGATGCCATACCCGCACCCGACCATCTCATCGACGAGTCGGGCGAAGTCTCTTCCGCGATTGCTTGTAAGGAGCCCCGGAACGTTCTCCAGGAGAAGCCAACGGGGTCGAAGAGACTCAGCGAGTCGGAGGAACTCGAACGCGAGGACGGATCTTTCACCGTTGAATCCTTTCCGCTTGCCCGCGACGGACAAGTCTTGACAGGGGAAGCCGCCGATCAGAAGATCAACGGGCGTGGGATCGTAGAGAGTCGTGATGTCGTCGTGGATCGGAACGTTCGGCCAATGCGCGGCGAGGACGCTCCGCTTCCACTCGTCAAGTTCGCATTGCCACGCGACGCTGAACCCGGCCCGCTCTAGGCCGAGATCAGCGCCGCCGACACCCGTGAACGTGCTGCCAACGGTCAGCATCAGAAGCTGATCTGCTGGTAGGCGTGGTGGCTGATGTAGGTGCGGGCCTCGTCCTCGGTGTCGACCTGCGCGATGATGCAGTCCTCGCCGTCGATGTCGAAGTAGACGTTGATGCCCTCGGGGACGCGGCGCAGCGTGTAGGAGTGGCCGTCGTGCTGGATCATCGCGAAGGCCCAGTCGGCCTCGCCGTGCCAGACGAAGAAGCTGGTCAGGGGGGTGGGATTGCTGGTCTTCATGGCGGGCTCCTTGTGAGTGGTGGTTGCCATGTCCATAAGATAGACACACTCCCCACCATTGTCAAGTCAATAGACGCAAGTCATGAAACACACATCCGACGGGGCGCGTACTCTCCGAACCGCACGACGCATACAGCCACTACTCACAAGGGAGACTAGGCAATGGCGAACATCGTGGCAGCCTCGGACGTCATGGCAGGCAGCGGCCTGTACCTCGACAAGCAGGCAAAGGCGGAACTCCACCAGGAGCAGCGCCCGTTCTACATCACGCACGCCGTCGGCGAGCAGGACGGCCAGTTCGGCCCCCAGACGATCTTCACGATCCGCGAGAAGGACAAGGACGAAGCCAAGCTCGCATTCGGCGCAAGCCCGGCACGGAAGGAACTCGCCGAGAAGATCAGCGTGGCGATCGCGAACGGTGCGAACGCCGTCGGCCCGTTCTACCTCGGCCGCTGGGAGAACGGCACCCGCAGCGGCTGGACGCTGACGCCCGAGCCGACGAAGCCCCTCTCGATCCCCGAGGTCAACGAAGCGCCGGCCGTCGTCTCGCCGCCGCCGAGCGTGCAGGCCGGAGGGAAGCCCGCGCACATGGACGACGATCTTCCGTTCGCTCCGAGCATCGCCTGATGGGCCGGCCCGCTTCGTGTCTGTGCGACGAGTGCGAGAAGTGCAAGCGCCGCATCTACATGCGCGACTGGTACCGGCGCAATCGCGAGCGCGTCCTTGAGCAGATCAGCGAGCGGCGCAAGTCTGGCGAGATGGCCGAGCGCGAACGCATCAAGTACCACACCGATCCCCATTTTCGGAAGCGCAAGATCGCGCGGAATGCCATAGGGATTCGGATGCGTCGCGGAACGATCAAGCGGCAGCCGTGCGAAGTCTGCAACGAGCCGAACGCTCAGGCGCATCACGAGAACTACGATCGGCCCCTCGACGTTCGGTGGTTGTGTGAAACTCATCACCGCATCGAACACGGCGAAAGGATCGCGGCATGACTGACCGCCCGCTTGCCGTTGAGCCGGCCTTGCCGGCGATCAACGTCGCGCATATCGAGCAGCTCGCCGACAAGGGCGAGATCATCACGCTCGACGGTGAGATCCTCGCGATCGCTGACGGCGCGAGTGAGGATCTCGTCGCGTGGGTCTTGATCGCGAAGCGGATGCGGGAGATCGCTCGCCGGATTGACAAGTTGGCGAGTGGTGAGATGCTCGCCCGGTGCCGCGAAGTCGCCGGGCCGATCGACACGGCGTACGGGACCGCAAGAGAATCCGTCGCGCGAGGCAGCATCAGCGGCATCGCTTCTGAGCGGATCCGGCGGATCCTCGAGGAAGCCGCAGAAGACGGCCTGATCCCGTGGGAAGCCGTTGACAACATCGCACCATTGAAGCCGCACGTCACGCCGGCCAAGCTCGCCGACTACGCTGACACGATCCGCGCGAATCATGCCGTCCTCGCGGCGGCGATTGATGAGAACCTGCCAGAGAAGCGGCGCACGCTCAAGGTCGAAGAGCGCCTCGCCTAAACCGATGCCCCGATCCTCCTCTCGGGCAACCGCTAGCGTCGATCCCGACATCCTCATCCGTGTCGGGATCGACGCTAGCCACAAGAGGACCGGCTGGGCCATCGCCGTAGGCGCCAGGATCGTCCACTACGGCACGCACCTCGTCGACCTCGACGCGCCCATCCACAATCGCCGCGCATACTGGAAAGACCTCCGCGACACGCTCCGACAGATGGAACGCCACGAACGCCTCGACGTACACGCGATCGGCATCGAAGCCCCGTGGCTCGGACCGAACCGGCAAGGCTCGATTCAACACGCGCGCGTCATCGGAATGCACGAAGCCCTAGCCACCGCATCATTCCCCTACGCATCCCTCTCTTTGATCCAACCCCAGACGTGGCGATCCGCCTGCGGCCTACCGCGAAGCGGCAAAGAACCCGCAATGCGCTACGCCGAAGCGGCACTCCGAGGCAGCGGACACGGAGCGGATGCCGAGGTCGACCAGGACGCCGCCGACGCCATCTGTATCGTCCGCACCCTCTACCTGAAAGACCAGCAGGAGAACGCCGAGACGTAACGAACACACTCGGCGAACCCGATGACGAGGAGGTCATCATCATGCAGGATCGGAAGCACAAGCAGGGAGCGCCGATGAGTCTCGAGGTCGCACGCGAGGAGCGCGAGCGGCGCGAGGCTCGCGACCGCGTGCTGGCTCGCGAGGTCGGCATCGAGATCGGCCGCAGGCGCGAACGCGAGCGCCAGCACCGCGAGAAAGACAAGGCTTGGGGGCGCGGCTTCTTCATCGGCCTGATCGTCGCCGCCGTCTTCTTCTTCGCCGGCTGGTATGGCGCCGAGAAGGCTAGCGCGGCCGAGCCGGTGAAGACGCGGATCGGTTCGGGCGCGGACTCGTCGTGGGCCGTGTATCACCTCGGCCAGAAGACGATGCCGCCCGGCTGGAGGACATTCCTCCGGATCTGCCAGCTCGAGCAGCCCGGCGACGGGTGGCGCGGCGTCTGGTGGACGAACGTGGAGGTGAATCACTCCTTCCCCGGCGGTTGCGGCCTCACGCGGCAGAACTACACCGAGGTGAAGCATCCGCGCTGGCCCGCCACGGCCGACCAGCTCTCGCCGCGCGACCAGCTCTGGGCATCCTTCTGGCTGTTCTGGAAGTACGCTCGCATCGGCCAGGACATGCGCGGCTCGTACGATGGTGGTCAGCGATACGGGAGCACGGTCTGGGACGTTCACACGCAGATGGGATTCGACGGCTTCCGCTCTGATGGGAAGACTCCAGCATGACGCGAATCGTCAGTCTCGACACTTACGGCGTATCGTGGATCCTCGAGGACGCGGCAAACGTCGCCCGCTTCCGACTCATCCGGTCGCAGCTGCGGTACGCGCGCAGCCTCGACGAAGCCAGTCAGACCGCTCACGACAAGGGGCTCGACCTCGCCGCTGATATCCTCTCCGACCACGCGCGCAGCATCCGCACCGCGATCCGCCAGGGCCTCTAATGAACACCGCCGCCGCCGAGTATGCTCGGAACGTCATCATCCTCACCGTCGCCGTCGCCATCATCATCTTCGTCGGCGAGACAATCATCCAATGGTGGCGACGCCGATGAGCATCGAGCAACTCGTCGGCCTCGCCATCATCGTCGCCATCGTAATCCTGCTCCGCCCATGAAAGGACCTTGCCGCATGAGTATCTTCGGCATCCGCCCAACCCTCCACGAACTCCTCACCCGCAGCATCAACAATGCGAGCACGCACTACGGCTTCGACATCGATCCGCGCCTCGTGAAGATGATGTCCGAAGAGATCCGCCGCGATATGACACGCGCCTACATCTACGGACGCATCGGCCACACCGAAACCCTCTTCGTCCCCATGACCGGCAAACGCCAACACGGCGACGAGTACGCCGACGAAGACTATGGAGTCGCCGCATGAACCTCGACGAGCTCAGAGCGCGCCGCGACGTGTGGCCCGTCGTCGCCGAGAAAGTCCCCGACGCGCTCCAAGACATCCACGACCACCTCGAGCAGATCCTCACCCACCCCGACCTGATGGATCACCTCGAGCGCAAGTTCCGCAAAGGCGAAGCCGAGCACCAGGGAGCTTGGCTACGCGACGCCGACCCTTCGTGGCTCATCAGCGAAGCCGCTGAGGAGATCTTCGACTTCATCCTCTACCAGTGCATGTGGCTCATCCACATCGAAGCATCCATGGAGGACTCGTGAGCCCGCGCGACATCTCGGACGAGCACGCACGCTACCGCGCAGCCCTCGAGAAGATCGAATCCATGAAACACGTCCGCCGCGCCTACCGGCACACGAAGTACGAGGATCTGATCCGCATCGCCCAAGAAGCACTCAGCCCCGACGAGACGTGACCCGATTCACTACAATCACGGGTGCAGGGTTTCTCCTCTCTCCTGCGCCTGACAGCGGCGGCCGTCCCTCGGGGCGGCCGTCGTGCTTTCCAGATACCCGCGACAGCGGGTGTATCATCACGACACCGGCAACGCCGGGCGCTCGTCAGGCGCACATCTAGAGAACGGAGAAACCAATGAGCCGCAAGGCCATCCCGACCGTCTACAAAGGCATCGAGTTCCGCAGCAGACTCGAAGCCAAGTGGGCCATCATGTTCGACCTTCTCGACTGGCCGTGGCACTACGAGCCGATCGACCTCAACGAATACATCCCCGATTTCTTCATCGATTTCGGATTGCAGCAGTTCTTCATCGAGATCAAGCCAGCAATGCGCAAAGAAGACATGCGCGAAGCAATGGACAAGATTCATCGGGCGAGCGAAGGTCGAGACGAGACGTTTCTCATCCTCGGAGGATCGCCGGGCTACCAGCTAAATGACGACACATGGTTCTTGGATACTTTGATGTTCCAACCGGGATGGGGCGAGTTCGATGATGCTTATCTGGCTGGATGCCCAACATGCAAACGCCTAGTCCCATTGACCCAGAACGGTGGATGGGGTTTCCCCTGTTGTCCCGTTCCGAACGGCGATAACAAGCACTACTACCACGAAGAGTTGGCTCGCAATCTGCCCGAGATCTTCTGGGCGGAAGCGACGAACCGATCGAAGTATCGGAGGCGGATCGCATGACTAGCCTTCGCACCACCGCAGCAAAGTACGCGAGCCTCGGCTACGCGATCGTCCCGGTCCATTGGATCCGCGAAGACGGCTCCTGCTCGTGCAATGACTGGTCGTGCAAGAAGCCCGGAAAGCACCCCATCAACGCGAACGGCGCATCGGACCCCATCTTCGACCCCGAAGAAGCCACGCGCCAATGGGACGAACTCCCCAAAGCGAACATCGGCATCGTCGCCGGCCCGACCGGCTGGCTCATCGTCGACATCGACTCGGACCAGGCACGCGACTACTTCCGCAGCATCGCCGACTACGAAACGATCGAGCTGATGAAGCACGCGCCGATCAACAAGACCGGCAAAGGCTGGCACTTCATCTTCCGCGACGACGAGCGCCAGTTCGGCCCAAGCGTAGGCACCGGACCCGACACCGGCATCGACATCCGCGCCGGCATCAGCCTCTTCGTCGCACCGCCGAGCATTCACGTCAGCGGTCACCAGTACGCATGGATGAACTGCGAGCCGCCCTTCGACCCGCCCCAGCCGACACGCTGGCTCGTCAACTACATCAGGACTCGCAAGGACAAGCAGCCGACGATCATCGAGGATGGCTTCAACGTCAACGAAGGCTCGCGGAACGCGACCATGACAGAACTCGGCGGCTCAATGCGCCGCCGCGGATTCAGCGAAGACGAGATCCGCGCCGCCCTCCTCATCGCTAACCAGCGCATCAACAAGCCGCCACTCCCCGATCGTGAGATCGGCAGCATCGCGCACAGCCTCGCAAGTTACTCGCCAAGCGACGTACCGGCTAGCCTCGAGGTAGCCAGCATCGCCACGGACGACCTCATCGGAATGATGCGCGGCCTCGACACGCGCCGCCTCGTCGAAGACAATCCGCCAATCATCGAATGGGTCTGGGAAGACTACCTCGCACCCGGAACCCTGAACATGCTCCACGGCGACGGCGGCCTCGGCAAATCCTATCTCGGCCTCAAACTCGCCGAGCAGATGCTCAGACCAGACGGCGGCGAACTCTTCGGAAAGAAGATCCTACCCGGCGGCGTCGTCATCCTCGACGGCGAGAACGCCGAAAGCCAGATCCATCACCGCATCCACAACACAACCATCACCGCCGACGCGAACCTGACCATCTACGTCGTCGACGAGCCAATCCTCGGCTACGAAGAAAAGACGACCGCACTCTTCGAGTGGATCGCGAACGAGCTCGACCCGCGCCTCGTCATCATCGACTCGCAACGCGCACTCTGGAGCGGCGACGAGAAAGAACAGATGGAAGTCGGCCGGATGCTCCGCAAGTTCGCCAAAGGCATCGAACCCTTCCCATTCGCCGCCCTCCTGCTCCACCACGACAATCGCGGCAAAGACTACGCCGGCTCATCCGACATGAATGCCGCAATCAGCGGCGCCCGCTTCCACATGGAGAAGCACGGCACCAAAGACGACACACAAGCCAGGCGCCTCTCAATGCCGAAGAATCGCATCGGCCCCGAGATGCGCCCACAAGAGTTCACCCTCACGATCGACACGCAGCCGCGCTCGCACCGCCACCAGATCAGCGGCATCGGCATCCGCCCATACGAGTCGAACGCCGAAGCGAACGCGCGCGAACTGCTCGAGCAGGCAAAGATGAAGATCCTCAACAACCCCTGCACCAATGACGAGCTCTTCGCCGCATTCGGCTGGGAAGTAGAGAACTATCGGCCGCGGAAGAACGAGGACCGCGCCACATGGGAGATCATCGCGGTCGACCTCGAGGCGGCAGGATTTGCCCGCAAGCGCGAGTCTGGCGGCGGCAATCGGTGGCTCTGGAAGTACCACGGCAACGTACCCCATATCGGGTAGATGTCATCCACCGAGAGCGCTCATCCACCGAGACGCTCGGTGGATGGGAAGCCTTTATCTAAGCCAATGTCATCCACCGAGAACGTCATCCACCGAGACGTTTCGGTGGATGGCTCAGCC